TACATCATTTCTTTTGTAGTAAACACCTTGCATCTGCATGACTTTTTCTAGACCATTCTCAATATTAGAAATATCAGTCTTTAATCTTTTATCAGAAAAGGCAGTTACATCATTATTAAAAGTTGCCGCTCCTGCACCAGACATATCTATAGTAAGTGCAGTTATTTCACTATTATTGTCTGTACCTTTGATTATAAAGTCTTTGTCGTTAACATTAGTTTTGATAACATAATCACTTGATGAGTTTGTATGAGTAGCTATTGCTGTGCCAGCGTCTTTGAATATTACATCTGCTCCATCTGCATCAAGTATAATATCTCCAGCAGAATCAAATGTCATGTCACCAGAGTTTGTCTTCACTGTACCAACATTTACAGAACCACCAGATAAATCTAAATCTACAAAAGCATCAACAACTGCGGCTCCACTGCCTGCACCATCTAAATATACTGCTTTAGCATCTCCAGGACCGATAGTTATATTAGCTCCACTACCTTGACTAATTACAATATTTTGTGATCCACTCGTTGCATTTTCAATAATGTGAAATCGTTTAAGTGTGTTTGGACCGATAGTTATTGTACACGAAGAATCAAGTGTCCCCGTATATTTAAGAAACATCGCTCTACCAGCATCAGTTGAACCATCGGCTATGGTTGTAGCATGTGTGTCTGCGTTTGTAGTGATGGCTTCAGTACCAAAACCTAATGCTTCACCAATAAGCTCAAGGTTCGTGTTTGTCGATGCACCCCATGTACCCGATTCATCACCAGTACCAATCTCTTTTAATCTAAGGTTATTAACATATGTCGCCATTACGCTGCCCTTTCAATCCAATTTGCCAATTGTGTTGTCGTAATTAATCCGTAATTTGCCAATTGTGTTGGCGTAATTAATCCGTAAACTTGTTCTTCTCCAGTTCCACCTGTAGCCTCAAGTCCTGTTAAGGATAACACAGAACCACCACTGATGGCAAGTGTACCTGCTGTAATTGATAAGCCAGCCAATGTAACTGCCATATTAACGTCAACAATTATCGATTCACTGCCTAATGCCGTTGTTCCAACAACATTTGTAACAGGAGCACCCGTAGTTGTACTTATTGTATATACAATAGGAGTGTTGGCTTGACCACCCATACCAGAGTGATTAGTACAATAATAATAAAGAGTTGGTATTACAGTTCCAGAAGTTACTTCTATTTGAGTATATGCTCCAGCACTTCCAGGTGTACCATTTGTTGTTACTCCAGTTGTGTATTCTGAACCACCACCATGTGTACCATTTGAAGTTGTACTAAATCTTAATGGATGACCACTATTACTACTATCGCTTTGATCAAATCTGTAAGTGTTTCCCTCAAATAATTCTAAAGTTGCTTGTTGAACACCATCAACAAAATATTTGTTAGCACCGCTAACATCTTGAACAGTAATTGTTTTGGTTACTGTAGAAGCTTCATACCCACTTATAAGAGCAGAAGCAGAAAGACCAGTTTCAATAACAACACTAGTTCCAGTTACACCTTCGTCACCAACCGCTCCAGTTGCGGACAGTCCAGTAGCCACAAACTTCATTTGTGCATCTACTACTTCATTGCCAATCGCTCCAGTTCCAGCAACGCCAGTTACACTGAAATTACAAGCTCCAATTATTGTTGGAGTTTGGACTAAACCTTGAGCAACATTTGTGGAAACTGCAAGGGTCTGTCCTACATCGGCAAAAACACCACCACCCCATATATGATCTCCCCAAGCAGAAGAACCCCATCCAGACAGAAATCCAGATGTTGCTGAAACCCCAGTGACACTAAATGTTATTGGTATTTTTGCAAGGACATTACCAACAGATGCTGTACCTACAACGGAGGTAGCAATGGTAATATGTACACTACTAGCTGATACAGTTCCTATAGAACCAGTTGCTTGAAGACCAGTTTCTACGACAACACTAGTTGCTGAAACACCTTCGTTTCCAATTTCTCCAGTTCCTGCGACACCAGTAACAGCAAAAGAGGTATTACCAATACCTCCCCAACCTACAGCATCCCAAGCACCTTGACCCCAACCGTTAGCCATGAAACCTCACAATTGTTCGGTTAGGCTATTCTTATAATAGCGTTTGAAGCATCAGCAGTTGGAAACTGAACAGTAAATGTACCTGATGTTGAAGTTTTATTAGATGTAAAATCTAATACACATACAGCTTTATCACTATTTGTATCATTATATATTAATGCACCCATAGCCGTAATAGTTGCTGTAGTAAAACTTATATCAGCAAAATCTGTGAAAGCAGTTGTACCAGAAGTAGACGGAGCTACTTTTGTTAAAGCACCACCACCTGCTGTATAACTACCACTATTAGCAATTTCACCAGTTGTTGTGTAGGCAGTTGTTGCTGCTCCTAATGTTGCAGTAGTAGAAGATTTACCACCACCACCTTCTGCATAAAGTGCTAATTTAAAAGCATTTCCGTTTGTTGCAAAGTTATGTGTTCCTAACATCAATTCTTGTTTAAATGATGTACACATTGCTTGTGCTATTGCCATATTATAATCTCCTTATAAGTTCAGCCGTTTGTTTTTGACCACCTGATAGTAAGGCTTGAATGATAGTACCACGCTCTTCTCTTCTTGCCAATAGTAGATAATGATACATGACATTTTTAAGATGTTCTCTAAATTGATTTGCTTGTTGCCTTATGTGTGCTGGAGCTTCGTCTGATATGCTCACTATCTTATCAACGGCTAAATCTGCAATTTGTTCGTTTGTTAGACCTCCTTTATCAGATGTCATAACATTAACAGTTCCAGCTTGTGATATTCCTACATTAAACATTTATTTCTCCTCATAACTAATACCAGGTATATCGTCTCTACCAATTAAATTAGGCTTTGAGTCCAATGGTTCTGGTGGTTCTAATTTTGATTTCTTTGTTATTAACATACTACCTTGTGTTGTTGTAGAAACAAGAGGATCTTCAAGTCTATGATAACCATAAAGTTTTTCATCATCTGGCACATTCATATCAAGCAAAGATGAGCTATTTGCTATATGTATTTTAATTTTTTTTGAAATCGCTATTGCTAGCCAAAACTCACAACAAGCTCTACCTGCCTCTGCAAAATTAATTGCTTTATGTGTAAAATCTATTCCGTACAAGTGTAAATCAGATACATTTTGAAAAACAGCATAGCCTAAAGCATAAGAAACTGTGTTGTTAAAATAAGCATAACCAGTCTTTTGAATAACTTGTTGTAAAGGAAACTCTACAACATCTGGACATCTTTCATCTAAACAACAAGAAAAAATAGGTATATCTTTTTTTTCTTTTAATCTTTCTTGCATAATATCTGTTTGTTTTCCTGCATTTGGTGTATCAAAAAATCTTGAGGGTGGGTCCATCATAAAACATTTATCATGGTAAATTACACCAGACATTGAGTTTATCGCCCAAACTTCATCAAATTTTTCACTACGAATTTTCGCTAGTATATATTCAGAAGAGCTATTGCCTAGCGCAACAATAGCAACACTTTTGTTTCTCATTTCTCTACCTTTTATTGTTTTGGAACTTTAACCAAACCCTCCCTATAAGCGTCTGTATTTTCTAAAGCCTCTCCATATATCTTCAATCGGCTGATGGCTTCTGTAAATCTTGCAGTATATAATTGTATTAAATCTGTCTCACCTTTCATAAAGGTGTAAGCCTCTATAAGACAAGCATACAATAAAGCATCTGGTGCGTTTGTGCCTATCCAAGTAGTTCCAGAATCATCAGTTGTTATTGATGCAGGTCTATAGAAATAATGTAATTCAACACTATAATTAGAATCTGGCGTAGGTGCTACTATAAAATTATCTATATCAAAAGATGAATAAAATCTTGGGCTTCCTGTAGTACTTGGATTAGGATTAAATTCTTGTATATAATTCACATCTTTTTGCAATAAAAAAACATTTTGGCTACTTGCATTTACATAAGACAAGGAAAAAGAGGATAAGTAATCTGAAGGCTTTTGTAGAAATTGATTACTGCTACTCATTGAACCAGTTACGTTTTTTCTAAAATAATCTAAATCAACTACTTTAAATATTCTTTCTTCTGCATTTTTTATAAAAAAAGGTATTTCTGCAACGAATGTAGATTCATCATTTTGAGTCCATTCTTGAATTGATGCAGTTAAAGTTGTTAAAGTAAAACTCATGTTACACTCACTGTTACCGTACCTACACTTGCAGTAGCACTAAAAGATGTTAATAAACTTCCTAAATTTCCTAAACCTTGATTAGTGTAAACTATAAAAGCCTTATTGTCATCTTTAACGTCTGGTCTAGCATTTCTTATAGCTTCTGGATCTGCTGAAACTCTTGGAGGAGTTAATTGAGGATGTTTTTCTTCATATTCATCTTTACCAACTAAAGAACCATTCCATTCTTTACGCATGTCTTTAATTCTGTACCTAAATCCAGAACGATCTGACAATCCAAAAGCATGTTTACCAGATGCAAAAGATCCCATTATCCCACCTTATAATAATTAAGTTGAGGCGTTACAGTAAATGAAGACCTGTCTCTATCTTCACCCATAGCTCTTTCAAACTCTTCTTCATAAACACTTTTCAATAATTGTATTCTGTCTGGCGCTCTTTTCATAGCAATATAGTATGCGAGTCCAGCCGTTAAACAAGGATAAAATCTAAACGGTATTTCCATTGTGTTTGTCACACCATCAGCATCTTGTATTCTAGTCAAAGCATCATATACAATTGTGTCTGTACTGTTTTCTGGTGCGGGCCAAATCTTTAAATTAGGTGTGATCTGTCTATCTAAAAAAAATTGTGTTGGTCTACCTGTTGTTGTCTTAGTTGGTATCGCTAAATAATTATCTCTGCTTATACGAGTCATGCTAAAATCAGTTGTACTTCTTCTTACGACTGCTGAAAGTATATCAATCACATCTGTTTCTAAAGAATAATCTGAATCGTTAGCAGTTAAAGTTTGAGTTCTTTGTTCTATAGTCCATTGATTTAATCCTCTATTAGCCCATTCTGCTAACATAATATTCATAGACCTTTTGGCAGTTTGAAGATCATAGCCAGTACGAGCTTCTAACCCACATCTTTCAAATGCCTCTTCAATATATTCAGCTACGTCTATTTCAAAGTTTGTAGAGCTAGATGTTGTCATTTCTTTTTTCTCCTAAGAGATTTAACTCTTCTAGGTTTACCTGCTGGTTGTCCTATTCTATTCTTCTGACTTATTCTACTTCTTTTTTCTGCTGATGTCATCTCTGATCTAGTTTTAGGTGTTTTAGAGCTAACTCTTTTGCTTGGTCTACAATAA